TTATCGAGCTTTTAAGAGAAAAATTAAAAAAGTTTAACGAATGACCGGCAAATGATAGGTTACCTTGCCATTTAACTATTGAAGAGGAAAAACGACCTTTTCAAAAATTAAAGGAGGTTTAGAAATGCCGAAAGAAAATAAGCCCAATAAACCCTATCTGACTGATAAGGATTTAGTTGAAACACTGCTATTAATCAGTGAGACATCTAAAACATTGGCACTAGAAGTCATGTTGCTTCCAGATGAAGCAGAAAGCAGTGGAGGTGAAGACGATGTCACGAAGTCCGACGATCCACAGTAGAAAGTACAGTCCTAGTAAAAGTAGCACGTGGTTTAACTGTCCACTCAGCACACTCTTAAATGATGGTTCTAGCCAGGAGACAAATCCGCAAGCTGAATTTGGTACACAATGTCATGAATTAGGAGCCGCACTGATCAGTAAGTCATTAAATTTAATCGATTATGACAGTCAAGTAAAACCGATTGACGAACTCATCACAGAACTCGATATGTATTCAGATGAGATGCAAGAAATCGCTGATGGCTATGCTGACTTTGTCATCCAGACGATTGAGTTTGAAAAGAAGAGAACAGATTCAGAACCACTCATTGTGATTGAGCAACACCTGGACATGGATTTCGATGATGATGCTGGAGGTACCTTGGATTGCGGAATCATTTCTTCTTTAGATGGTGGAACGCTCACAGTGATTGATCTTAAAACCGGCAGAACACCAGTTTATACATTTGATCATGAAAAGAATGAATTTAATTCACAACTTGGTATCTACGCACTTTACTTTTATAAGGCTTACAAAGATTTATATCCAATTAAGAATGTAAGACTCGTCATTTACCAACCAGTTATCAACAACACAAATGACTATGAGATGCCAATTGAAGAGTTGCTTCAGTTCGAATCCAATGTACTCATTCCAGCAGTTAAAAGGACAAAAGTGGATAGCCCTGAAGCACATCCTGGTAAGTACTGCAGATACTGCGCAGGTAAAGCTATATGTGCGAAGCGAGCTGAAGTTAACACAGAAGTCATGCAAGAGTTAAAAAAGCCAGTAGCGACTATGTCAGATGCTGAAATCGAAGCATTATTACCACACTTGGATGAAGTTGTTCAGTATGCAAAAGATGTCATGGAGTTTGCCATCAAGAAGGCACTCAATGGTCACAGATGGAATAACTACAAACTTGTTCATACAAAAGGGTCCAGAAAGATCACTGATGAAGAAGGTGTCATCAAAGCTTGTCAAAAAGAAGGCATCGATCCCTACGCCCCTAAAAAGGTAGCTGGCATTACAGAATTAACCAAAAGAATAGGCAAGAGCAAAGTAGATACCCTTATTGGTGCTTACATCAATATGCAACTAGGTTCATTAGTTTTGGTACCTAAAACAGATCCTCGTGAAGAGGCAACAATTATCGAAGAAGGAGATAAATAAAACATGCTAAAAATTATTAAAGGTAAAGAAAAGAGACCACTAAAGATTGTCATTTATGGTCCAGAAGGCATTGGTAAATCAACCTTTGCTAGCCAGTTTCCAGATCCACTATTTATCGATACTGAAGGTGGAACAAGCAACTTAGATATCAGAAGAATTAAATGCAACAAATCATGGGATGAACTCATCTCAGTAGTGAAAGAAATAAAAGAAAATCCAACGATCTGTAAAACGGTAGTACTCGATACTGCAGACTGGGCTGAAACATTATGTACCAATGCAGTGTGCGAAAAATATCGAAAGAACAATATTGAGGATTTCGGATATGGCAAAGGTTATGTCTATTTGGTTGATGAGTTTTCAAAATTACTTACGCTCATGGATCAGCTGATTGAAGTTGGCATCAATGTAGTCATTACTGCTCATGCAAAACCACGTAAATTTGAACTTCCAGAAGAACAAGGTGCATTTGATCGCTATGAGATGAAACTGACCAAACAAGTCGCACCAGTTATCAAAGAGTGGAGTGATGCATTATTCTTTGTCAACTATAAGATTTATGTCGTTACAACCGAAACCAACTCTAAGAAAGCTCAGGGTGGGAAGCGTGTTCTTTATACAACACATAACCCTACGTATGATGCAAAGAATCGATTTGATTTACCAGAGGAACTAGAACTGAACTTTAAAAGCATTTCCCATCTATTTGAAGACCAGGATTTTGTGAAACCTGAAGTAACGTTTCCTGATCCTAAAGATATTACTACTTATGCACTCGTTGAGAAACTCAAAGAGATGATCAATGAATCAGATATCGCTGAAGAAGAATTAAAGAAAGTCGTCGCCGTTAAAGGTCATTATCAAGAAACAGAACCAATAAGCAATTATTCAGATGATTTTATCACTAGATGGATCATTCCGAATTGGAAAAAAATAGTTGAATCAATAAAAAATAAAAAAGGAGAACAACAATCATGATGGATAACAAAAATATGTTGATGGATTGGAACGATGCCATCGAAGAAGACGGTCAGGAGTATGTCTTACTGCCTGAAGGTGATTACAATTTTACAGTGACTCATTTTGAGCGAGGAAGATTTCCTGGTGGACCAAAAGTACCAGCATGTAATAAGGCAACCATAACAGTACAAGTAGAAACCAAAGAAGGTATCGCAACAGTAAAGTTTGATTTACTTCTCTATCGTTCTTTAGAATGGCGTATTTCATCATTCTTTAGATGCATTGGTCAGAAGAAACATGGTGAAAAGCTAACTATGGACTGGAATAAAGTGATTGGTTCTAAAGGCAGAGCTCATTTCAAGCAACGCTCATATACCAACAATCAAGGTGAAGAGAAGTTTACAAATGATATTGAACGTTTCATCGATTACAACGAAGAGTTCTTTTTTCCAGACGATCTTCCATTTTAGGAGGGATCAGTCATGGTATTAAGACCTTATCAAAATGAAGCTGTTCAAGCAATAAGAAACGAATGGAGTCAAGGACATCAAAAAACGCTATTAGTACTTCCAACTGGAACTGGTAAAACAGTCGTATTTTCAAAGGTGGTTGAAGAGGAAACAAAAGATGGCAGTAACGCATTAATTCTTGCTCATCGTGGAGAATTGCTCGATCAAGCTTCAGAAAAGTTATTAGAAACGAGTGGATTGGATTCAGCTTTGGAAAAGGCTGAGTCTAGTTCCATCGGTTCAAAAAAGCGAGTAACTGTTGCATCCGTTCAAACACTATCTCAAGAAAAAAGACTCACAGCATTTGCGAAGGATCACTTCAAGACCATTGTAGTCGATGAAGCCCATCATTCCATGAGCGATACATACCAACGCATACTCACTCACTTTGATGGTGCAAATGTACTAGGAGTTACTGCAACACCTGATCGCTCTGATCAGAAAAGTCTAGGGAAATACTATGACTCAAAAGCGTATGAATACTCACTTCATCAAGCGATTAGAGAAGGTTATCTATGTCCAGTTAAAGCACAGATGATCCCACTTGAACTCGATATTCATAGCGTCGGTGTTTCAAATGGTGATTACGCAGTAGGTGAAATAGGATCTGCATTAGAACCTTACTTAAACCAAATAGCACTTGAGATGCTTAAATATTGCAAAGGCAGAAAAACAGTGGTGTTCTTACCCTTAGTTAAAACATCACAAAAGTTTTGTGAACTACTGAATTTGCATGGGATTAAAGCAGCAGAAGTTAATGGAAACAGCACAGACCGAGATGAAATCTTAGCTGACTTTGAAGCGGGTGAATATGATGTATTATGCAATTCAATGCTATTAACTGAAGGCTGGGATTGTCCCGCTGTCGATTGCATCATCGTACTTCGACCAACAAAGATTAGAAGTTTATACCAACAAATGGTAGGTCGTGGGATGAGACTCCATCCGGGCAAAGATGAGTTATTATTACTTGATTTCCTGTGGATGACAGAACGCCATGATTTATGTAGACCATCCGCACTGATTTCAAAGGATGCAGAACTTGCTAAACGTATCGATCAAAAGATGATGGATAAAGAAAGTGGTATTGATCTACTTGTTGCAGAAAAAGAAGCTGAAAATGATGTGATACAAGAACGTGAAGATGCACTCGCAAGAGAACTTGCAGCCATGCGTAGAAAGAAAACTAAACTCGTCGATCCAATTCAGTATGCATTTTCAATAGCTGCAGAAGATTTAGCAAATTATGAACCTACATTTATGTGGGAGATGGGACCTGCAACTGAAAGACAACTGGATTACTTAGAAAAACATGGCATTTATTCAGAAGCAGTAACCAGTTGTGGTATGGCAAGTATGCTTATTGAAAAACTTAAGAATAGACAAATTGAAGGCTTGGCGACACCAAAACAAATCCGCTTCTTAGAACGTTATGGTTTCTTACATGTTGGTATGTGGGCTTTCGACGCAGCAAGCAAAATGATTACACGTATCGCAGAGAATAATTGGTTTTTACCAAGAGGAATAAACGCAACAAGTTATCAGCCATAGGAGGA